CTGACGGGGTCCAAGCTCGAGCCGGAGCTGTACGGCGCGGCTCTGGACGCGGAGATCCTCGGCTACTTCTACGAGCCTCAGGGGCAGGGCGCTGACAACGTCACGCTGCTGCTGCCCTCGCAGGTGGCCCACTTCGCCCCGATCCCCGATCCGGAAGCGAACTGGCGCGGCATGAGCTGGCTGACTCCGGTGCTCCGTGAGATCGCGGCGGACGGCGCGGCAACGCAGCACAAGCTGAAGTTCTTCGAGAACGGCGCGAGCCCGCAGATCGTCGTCAGCTACGACGCGTCGATCACGCCGGAGAAATTCAAGGCCTACGTCGCGGCCATGAGAGAGCAGCACACCGGCGTCGACAACGCCTACAAGACCCTCCACCTCGGCGCCGGCGCAGATGCCAAGGTCGTCGGCGCGGACATGAAGCAACTCGACTTCAAGGCGACGCAGGGCGCCGGGGAGACCCGGCTCGCCGCGGCCGCCCGGGTACCTGCGGTCATCGCCGGGTTCTCCGAGGGCCTGGGCGGATCCAGCCTCAACGAGGGCAACTTCAAGGCGGCCAGAAGGTTGTACGTGGACGGCACGCTCCGCCCGCTGTGGCGCAACGCAGCCGGCTCACTGGCGCCACTGGTCAAGGTCCCGCCCGATGCCGAGCTTTGGTACGACGACCGGGATATCAGCTTCTTGCGCGAGGACCGCGGCGACCAGGCCGATATCCAGGCGAAGGACGCGATGACGATCCGCCAGCTGGTCGACGCCGGGTACGAGCCCGCCTCCGTTGTCGCCGCCGTGCAGGCCGGGGACTACTCCCTCCTGACCCACACCGGCCTCTTCTCGGTGCAGCTGCAAAAGCCCGCCACCGCCAAGCCTCCCGCCTTGCCAGCCGCATGACCCACCTCGCAGAGGAGCAGTGATGGATACCAAGAACCTCCGCGTGGAGGTCAAGGACGCGGCCAAGGGTGAGGTGAGCGCCGTCTTCTCGACCTTCGGCGTCATCGACTCTGACCGAGATGTGACGCCCGCAGGTGCGTTCGAGGACGGCGCCCAGGTGCTGATCTCCGCCTACGGCCACCAGTCCTGGCAGGGCGCGCTGCCGGTCGGCAAGGGCGTCATCCGCACCACGAAGACCGAGGCGCTGCTGGACGGCCAGTTCTTCATGGACACCGCAGCTGGCCGGGAGACCTTCGAGGTGGTCAAGCAGCTCGGCGAGCTGGGGCAGTGGTCCTACGGCTACGACGTGCTGAAGGAGTCCTACGGCGACCAGGACGGACAGCGAGTCCGCTTCTTGGAGGGCCTGAAGGTCCATGAGGTTTCCCCGGTGCTGATCGGCGCCGGGGTGAATACGCGGACGCTGTCCGCGAAGAGCAAGCAGACATTCGCTGACGAGGCTCAGGCGGTCATGGCCGCCTTGCAGGGTCTCAACGGCAGGGCCGCTGACGTCATGGCGATGCGGGCCGAGAAAGGCAAGGAGATGTCTCCGGAGTCGAAGGCACTCCTGGAGCAGGTGCAGGCCGAACTGAAGAAACTCACCGACCTGCTGGACATCCCCGTGCCACCCATCCCCGCGGACGACGGCGCTGTGCAGGAGTACCTGCGCATGGTCGCCCGCAACGTCGCCTGACAAGGAGAAACACGTGACGATCACCTTTCCCGCACTCACCGAGGCGGAAGGCAAGCTCGACCTCGCACGGAAGGCGCTGAAGAGCGTCTTCGACGAGGCCGGCCCGACCCTGGACATGGCCCTGGTCAAGTCCGTTGACGGTGACGCCAAGGCGAAGGTCGAGTGGATCCGGACCAAGAACGCCGAGATCGACGACCACGCCAAGACCGTCGAAGGTCTGCTGGCGGTCCAGAAGGCCGCCGAAGGCGTGAAGGCCGACGACGCCCGCCGCGAAGAGCGCAAGGGCGCCGAGCGTGGCGACGGCAGCGACGGCAAGCGCTCCGTTGAGGCGAAGTCCTTCGGCGAGCTGTTCACCGGCTCGCAGGCGTACAAGGGACGCCAGGGCTCGACCGGCCCCGAGGCGCACCTTGACATCGAGGTGAAGGCCCTCATGACCACCGGCGCGGGCTGGGCGCCCGAGGTGACCCGGACCGGCCGCGTGGTCGAGTTCGCCACCCGCCCGATCCAGATCATCGACCTGATCCCGAGCAACACCACCTCGCAGTCGGCGATCAAGTACATGGAAGAGACCACCTTCGTCAACAACGCGGCGGAGACCGCCGAGGGCAGCCAGTACGCCGAGGCACAGCTTCAGCTGACCGAGAGGATCAGCCCCGTCCAGAAGATCGCCGTGTGGCTTCCCGTCACCGACGAGCAGCTGGAGGATGAGGCGCAGGCCCGCGGTTACATCAACAACCGGCTCCCGTTCATGCTGCGTCAGCGGCTGGACTCCCAGATCCTCAACGGCAACGGCGCCTCGCCGAACCTGCGCGGCATCCTGAACACGACCGGACTCCAGACCCAGGCCAAGGGCTCCGACCCCGTTCCCGACGCGGTCTACAAGGCCATGACCAAGGTTCGCGTCGGCGGCCGGGCCATGCCCAACGCCGTGGTCATGCACCCCACCGACTGGCAGGGTGTGCGGCTGCTCCGCACCGCGGACGGCATCTACATCTGGGGTTCGCCCAGCGAGGCCGGCCCGGACCGCATCTGGGGTCTGCCGGTCGCCCAGTCCGACGCGATCGTCTTGGGCACGGGCCTGACCGGAGACACCAGCTTCGCCGAGCTCGACACCCGGCGCGGCGTGGACGTGCAGGTCAGCAACAGCCACGCGGACTTCTTCATCAACGGCAAGCAGGCGGTCCGCGCCGACGTCCGCGTCGCGGTCGTCTTCTACCGCCCGGCCGCGTTCTGTACGTTCACCGGTCTGTAAAGAGAGGGACGAATATGCCTTACACGGGTGGATACCCGCAGGCCACCGCGCTTCAGGTCGTGCGTGGCCGCTACGATTTCGCCGTCGATGGAGGCGCCGTCTCCACGATCGACCTGACCACCGCCACCCAGATCCCCGCCAACGCGGTCATCATGGGCGGCTTCATCGAGGTCGACACCGCACTGAACTCCGGCGGTTCGGCGACGGTCGCGCTGACGGTGGAGTCGGCCGCCGACGTCCTGGCGGCGACCGCGTTCGGCAGCTCGCCGTGGTCGACGACCGGACGCAAGAGCGTCATCCCGGTCTTCACCGGCGCCACTGCGGTCAAGACCACCGCGGCGCGCAAGATCCAGGCCACCATCGCGGCGGCGACGCTCACGGCCGGCGCGTTCGACGTCGTGCTGTTCTACGTCGTCCTGCCCGACTGATGGCCGTCATCGAGGGCGTTCAGCCGCACCCGGGCGCGGTTCGGACTCTGGCGGCGAACGCTGCTCTGGTTCTGTCGCGTGACGACAAGGTGGTTCGGCTGTCGTCCACGGACGCCGCTACCAAGGTGGCCACGATGACGGCCACGCAGGCCGGTCATCAGGTCACGGTGTACCTGGTCACCCGGTCGTCCACCGGCAGCTACACGCTGGCGGTGGCGGGCTCGCTGACCATCACCCTGGACGCCACCAGCGAGGGTGCGGTCATCGCCTACGACGGGTCCGCGTGGCAGGTGTGCGGGCTGATGGGCAGCACGGTCGCATGAAGGCCGGCCAGCGCCTGTGGCGCACCGCGGACGGCGGCCTGGTTCTCGACGGCGACCTGGCTGCCAGGACCCTGGCCTATGCGGCGGGCGATGACCTCGCCCGTACGGATGAGTCCAGGGTCCCGGGCAGTGAGGACGACGCGCAGGAGAAGGCCCGTACGGCGTCGCCGAACAAGTCGCGGCGCCCGCAGGGCAACAAGAGCGGAGGCTGACCGGTGGCCCTTGGGGACGCGTACGCGACGCTGGAGCAACTGCGCAACCGCATGGGCCTCGACGACTCCGATGACGACAACCGGCTCACCTCGGCTCTGGCCACGGTCTCGTCTGGTATCGAGACCGTGACCGGCCGGGTGTTCAACGATGCCGACGCCGCGTCGGCCCGGGTGTTCGAACCTGACGCCCGGGCCCGCGCGGACGTCGACGACTTCTCCACCACTGTGGGTCTGCTGGTGGCGGTCGACTCTGACGGTGACGGCGTCTTCGAGACGACCTGGACGCCGACCGACTACGAACTCCGGCCGCTGAACGGGATTGTCGGCGGCCAGCCCGGCTGGCCGTACAACCAGATCCGGGCGGTGGGGAGCAAATGCTTCCCGACCTGCACCCGCCGCGCCGCACTTCAGGTGACGGCGCGGTGGGGCTGGGCTGCTGTCCCGGACCCGGTGCATGAGGCCTGCCTGATCGTCGCCGCTGAGACCGTCAAACTGCGCGACGCTCCGTTCGGGGTGGCGGGTTTCGGCGAATACGGGTCGATCAGGGTCCGCAACAACCCCATGGCCATGGGCATGCTCGCCCCCTACTGCCTGCCGTTGATCGGATGACCGCCACGACCATTGGCGGCATGCTGGCCGCCATCGAGAGCGCGCTGGAGACGATCGGCGGCCTGCGCGTGACCTCTTACGTCGCCGACCAGATCAACCCGCCTGCGGCCATCGTGGGTGTCCCCCCGATCCCGGACTACCGGATGACGTTCGGCCGCGGGATCTGGCGCCTCGAGCCGACCGTGACGGTGCTGGTCTCGGCCGCACTGGACCGGCCCGGGCAGATGACGCTGGCGTCCTACGCGGACGTCACGGGTGACCATTCGATTCCTGCTGCGATCGAGGCGGACACCACGCTCAACAGCGAGGTGTGCAGTTGCATCGTGACCAGCTTCCGGCCGCTCGGTCTGGAGCAGGTCGGCCTATTGAAGTTCTACGGCGGCGTTTTCACGCTCGCCGTCACCGCAAAGGGAGTGTGACGTGGCGAAGACATTCAAGGTGGTCGGGCCGTACTCGATCGTCGTGGTCCGGGGTGACAACAAGGTCGACGTCGAGACCGGCGGCACCTTCACCGAGGATGAGATCGAGCCCGGCTGCAACATGGACCTGAACGTTCAGGCCGGTCTGGTGAAGGTCGTCACCGAGCCCGCCGTGAAGGTCGACAAGGCGGCAAAGTGAGCACGCTCCGCATCACGAGCGAGGCCCGCACCATGGCGAAGATCGAGCTCGACGGCACTGACGTCAGCAACGCGGTCAAAGGGCTGACGCTGACGATGAAGCCCGGGCAGTTGCCGACCGCCGTCCTTGAGATCCCCGTGGTGGACCTGTCCTCAGAGCCGGGCGAGGCCAACGTTCACATCTCTGACGCGACCCGTGACCTGCTGGTGCAGATCGGCTGGACACCACCCACAGAGGGGGGCTGATGGCTCCCATTGCGCTGACCAGCGCCGCAATCTGGATCGACGGCCACGACTTCACCGGCGACTCCAACCACGTCATGCTGGGCGCCGAGAGTGAGGCGCTGGACGCGACTACCTTCGCGTCAGGCGGCTGGAAGGAGGCGGCCGGCGGGCTGAAGAGCGCCACGGCCAACGTCGCCGGATTCTGGAGCTCCGCGCTGGCGGACTCGGTTGACTCCGAGGCGTTCCCCGCGCTCGGTTCCCCGGGCGAGGTCGTGACCATCTCGCCGTCCGGCACCGCACTGGACCCGGCGTACATGGTGCAGGTGTCCAAGCTGAAGTACGAGATCGGCGATGAGGTCGGCAAGCTCGCCCCGTTCTCGCTGGACATGTCCGGCTCCAACACGGTCGGCATGGTGCGCGGGCAGGTGGTCAAGGGTCGCGGCACGGTGTCCGGCATGGGCGCGATCGGCTCCCCGGTGCAACTCGGCGCGGTCGGCGCGGCGCAGTACTTGTACGGCACCGTGCACCTGCTCGGAACGCCCGGCACGTCGATCACCCTCAAGATCCAGTCCGACAACGCCTCGAACT